TGGTATTACTGTCGATACATTCAAAAGGTTTGGTGTCTCTACTCGTGTAGTCAAGACAAGAGATCGTCCTGACGGCTTTGATTACGAGGTAGGTTTCCCATACCCTAATGGTGCCGTCAAGATTCGCAACATGGAGAAGAAGTCATTTCATACAAGTGGTCCTATCCGTGATGCCGGTTGTTTCGGTATTGATAAATTTGACCCCAATGCCTATGGAACCATTATGATTGTCGAGGGGGAGTTTGATGCCCTTGCTGCCAGTCAGATGCTAGACCCAATGTGTGCTGTCGTAAGTGTACAATCCAGTAGTTCTGCTCGTCGTGACTGCACAAAGGATTGGCACAAGATTAACCAATTTGACAAGATTATCTTTGCCCTTGATAGCGACGAACCCGGACAGAAGGCAACTACAGAAATTGCTTCCCTGTTCGATTTCAACAAGACTTTCAAGATGGACATGACAAAGTACAAGGACCCAAATGACTATCTTATCAACGGGGACTATGTAGACTTTGTTCGTCTGTTCAAACAAGTCAAGAGGTTTACTCCCGATAACGTAATCAGTGCCTTTGACGACATTGCCAAGTCCCTTGAGGAAAGTGATGAAGACCAAATTGGTACATACCCCTTTACTGGGCTTCAGGAGATGCTGTACGGCCTTCACAAGGGAGAGGTAGTGGTATTCAAGGGAGAACCGGGAATCGGCAAGACAGAGATTTTCAGGGCCATTGAGCACCATCTACTAAAGACAGAAGAGAATTGTCGTCTGGGCCTCATTCACCTTGAAGAAGACGAAGGTACTACTGTAAGGGCCATTGCTACCTATGAAGATAACTATCCACACGTACATCCACAACACAAGACCTCTGTCGATGATGTAATGAAAGCCTACAAGAGTGCAGTCAAGGAACAAGACAACAAGATATTTATCTATGAGTCCTTTGACATGGAAGATGAGAACAAATTGATTGACACTATCCGTTTTCTTGTTAGTGCCTGTGGTTGTAACTTTATCTTTCTTGATCACATCACTTGGATTGGTACAGGTCTTGAGGGAGAAGACGAACGTAAGAAACTTGATCGTGTCAGTCAGCGATTGAAACTGTTGGCTAAGGAACTTCGTTTTTGTCTGTGTATGATTAGCCACACCAATGATGATGGTAAGACCCGTGGCAGTCGTAATATTGCAAACGTTGCCAATACGATTATTAATCTAAAGCGTGACAAGGAACATGCCAATGAGCATACTCGTAGGACTACATTCTTTTCTATCGAGAAAGCTCGTGCTGGTGGTAACACTGGTCCTGCCGGTTATGCCATCTTTGACAAGGAAGTAATGCAATTGAAAGACGTAGAAAAGGATGCCGAATTTGTCTATTAATGTCTTTACACCAGAAGTAGGAATGTGGCTTAGGTTTAAAAATAGTTACGCCGAATACGATAAAGGAAGTGTGGTGATGATTAAGCGCATACTTGACAAGAACGAGACGATATTTTTCCTATCCGATGATCCCAGAGATTCTTGGATAGCATATCACAGTGACTTTGAAATACTCGAACCACCTAAGCAAAAAATTGACCCAGAGTACGAAAGCCTATACACATGACTCTTGTTAGTTCTACATTCTTTATACCTTGCGTAGGAATGCCAGTTCGATTTAAAAGAGACTTTTATCCCTATCAAAAGGGGGATATAGACATAATCACTTATGTGGGGCGACCAAGTAGAATCAGATTCTATATTTGTGGAGTTGCATTCAAACTAGCTAACACACCCCACGATATATGGGTTCTAACAATCCGTGATGTAGAGGTTGCAGAATTACCTAAACAAAAGATAGATGAGAAATATGAAAGTTTATACACATGACTGCTATTGAATTTAATCGTGGAGATTTGGTACGACTTAGACGTGTACCCCTAAATCACTGTTTCTCTGAATATATGGACACCATTTTTGTTGTTGAGATTGATGGAACTACGCATTGGTATAAGTCTACGGGGGAAGAAGAGTACGATGATGCAAACGATGCCTATGATCAAGATGTTATTGAAATGGCAGATGGGTTTGCTGGATTTGCTTGGAGATTTGAAAGAGTGCCTATTACCCCCAAGATAGACAAGGAGTATGAGGATTTGTATGAATGAAATTGTATTCGACCTTGAAGGAGATGGCCTAGAGCCTACAAAGATTTACTGTCTTGTTTATGAAGAACAAGGTAAGATCAACGTCCTTACGGACTACAACGAAATGCGAGCACTATTTTCCAGAAAGGATTGTGTCTTCATTGGCCATCACATCATTGGCTTTGACATTCCAACACTGGAACGAATCCTTGATATTAGCCTTGAGCATATAAACAAAATTGATACCCTACCCATCAGTTGGTACTTACGTCCAGAAGAAAGACGACATGGATTAGAAGTATGGGGTGAAAGACTGGGAATAAAGAAACCAGAGATTAGTGATTGGCTAGGACTATCGCTTGATACTTATATCCATCGCTGCACTGAAGATGTCAAGATCAACAAGAAGCTGTGGGACCTGTTCAAACGAGAGCTTCTGGCTATATACCGTAAGAGCGAGAATGTAAAGGCATTTATACACTACTTGAACTTTAAAGCCAAGTGCCTGCATCTTGCATCTAAGAGTAAATGGAAGCTAGATGTAGAAAAATGCAAATCAGGTATTGACATCCTCTCAGAAATAGCGTATAATAAATGTATAGTCCTAGAAAAAGCTATGCCAAAGGTTCCTGTATATGCTAAAAGGGTTGAACCAAAGATTATGTACAAAAAAGACAAGACCCTATCTGCAGCAGGAGAACGATGGACAAAGCTACTACAGGAGTATGAACGAGAAGAAGATGGATCAATCAAGGAAATCATAGGCTATGAAGTTGCAAATCCCAATAGTCATGATCAAGTAAAGAATTGGTTATACAGCTTAGGTTGGAAACCGTGTACGTACAAGGCAAACAAGAAGAAAGAGGACGTACCACAAATTACAGTTATTGGAGGACCAGAGCTTACTGATTCTGTTGCTTCACTGATAGATATAGAGCCTGCCCTTGAGGAACTTGAAGGACTGTTCACTGTCAACCATAGGCTGTCTATCCTAGAAGGATTTCTCAAGAACCAAGTAGATGGCTATTTGACTGCAAGGGCTAGTGGATTTACTAACACACTACGGCTTAAACATTCAGAGCTTGTAAATCTTCCGGGAGTCAATGCACCATATGGTGAGTTTATTCGTCCTTGTCTAATTGCACCTGAAGGATTTGAATTGTGTGGTGCTGATATGTCTTCTCTGGAAGATAGAACCAAGCAACATTACATATATCCCTACGATCCAGAGTACGTAGAGGAACAGAACAAAGATGGGTTTGATCCACACTTGGATATTGCTTCCTTGGGTGGTATGGTAACGAAAGAGGAGATAGAGCAATATAAGACCAATCCAACACCTGAACTAGTTGCCAAAAGGCGTGGAGCCAAGGTTACGAACTACTCGTGTACATACGGAGCCTATCCACCCAAGATTGCCAAGACAGCAGGTATCACTATAAAGGAGGCTACAAACCTCTGGGAAGCCTACTGGAAGCGTAATTGGGCAATCAAGGAAGTTGTTAACAATGCTGAAATTGTAGAGGCTGTAGGCCGTCGTTGGCTTCGTAATCCAGTCAATGGTTTTTACTATAGTCTTCGATCAGACAAAGATATTTTCAGTACACTAAACCAAGGAACAGGGAGTTATTGTTTTGATGTATGGATAGGTTTTGTCCTAGATGCCCGTGATCAACTTACTGCACAATTTCATGACGAAGGTGTATGGATGATACGGAAAGGACATAGGGAAGAAATGAGAGAACTTTTGACTAAAGCAATTGATGATACAAATGAATACCTTAAGCTCAATAGGGAGCTAGGGATTGGAATACAATTTGGAGATAATTATGGCGAAATACACTAGGTTCAAAGTTGGAGACTTGGTACGACAAAAACCAGTACCCTATAGCTGGTATCGAGGTGGGGTAAATTATCACTACCGAAACGATAAAATAGGAGTAGTTGTTTCTTTTAGTGGTCTTTATGACATTATGGTTGACTTTTTTGATAGTCCTAAACACATACCTATTAGTAGTTGTTACCCCAAAAGAAGCAGATTCCTAGAGAAAGTAGAAGTCGCACACAAAATTGACAAGGAATACGAGGACCTATATGCCTGATTACCCAGAAGGTGCTGTGCTTGTCTTATCTAAATACACAAGTGATCCTTCAGTTAGCGTCTTTCAAGCCGGAGATACTTTTCGTGTAGTGGATATAGATGTTGTACACAAGTATTGGTACGATAAGCGCAACGGATTTCCCAAAGAAGAGTGGGCAAAAACTCATATTCCCGTCATGCCAATACAAACTAAAGAAGTAATGCAGCATAAGTACTATGTACTAGAAAAGAGATGTTGGGAGTTTGAGGTCCTTCCTATTAAGTCCCAAATAGATAAACAATATGAAGAACTATATACATAAGGAGAAATAAAACATGGCTACAAAATATATTAAGATTCGTGGTAAGATTGCATGGGCTAAGTCGCTGTTTAATGCAGATGATACACCTTGGGGAACATTCTGGTCTATTGAAATGTACCCAGATGAAGCAAGTAAGACGTTGATGAAGGAACATGGTATTGGTCTTAAGCCAGTCAAAAAGCCTTTCTTTGAAGGAGAAGATGGTTACAAGTTCCGTAGGCCAACACAGAAAAACATCAGCGGTAAGATGGTTGACTTTGAGCGTCCCCAACTGATGAATGTCGATGGTGGTCATTTGGACCTTCCTGAAGGTGTCTACATTGGTAATGGCTCTGTTATGGAACTGGACGTTGCTGTCTATCAGACCCTCAAGGGTACTGGTCCTGTAGGTCACAGGCTTGAGAAGGCAAAGCTTCTGGAACTTGTCGAGTACAAGGGTGCAGAAAGTGAAAAAGTAGAGGGGGCTACAAAGACTGCAGTAAGTCCTGCAACAAAGAAGCCTTGGTGATAAAATGAAAACAATTGAAACGCTAGTAGATGACATCCATAACGTACTGGATAGTGAAAGTGTCCTAGATATTTCTGAGGAATTGTACGGACGATTTGCCGCACGTATGACTAACCTCATGAAGTATCGTATTGCTGCCCCCAGTGATCATAAGCCACGTCTTAGGATTTCCAACATCGGTAAGCCCTGTGAGCGACAAGTATGGCTTAGTATTCATGAGGCAGACAAGGCAGAAGGGCTACGTCCTGAAACTCGTATGAAGTTCCTCTATGGAGATATGATTGAAGAGCTTCTACTTTTCCTTGCTGAAGTGGCAGGACATAAGGTAGAGGGTTGCCAAGACAAGATCACTGTAGAGGGCGTAGAGGGTAGTAGGGATGCCGTAATTGATGGAGTTCTGGTAGATGTAAAGTCTGCCAGTACCTACTCCTTCAAGAAGTTCCAAGAAGGTAAGTTGACAGAAGATGATCCATTCGGGTATATCGGTCAAATTCAAACCTATCTGGAGGGTAGCCAAGATGATCCTATTGTAACGGATAAGAATCGTTGTGCCTTCCTTGTCCTTGATAAGACACTTGGACATATCTGTCTGGACATTCACCAGAAGGTTCCTTTTGACGTAAAGGAAATTACTCGTGGTAAAGTCAGGATGGTTGAAGGACCTATGCCAGATCGTGCCTTTGAACCTGAACCAGATGGTAAGTCAGGAAACATGAAGTTGGGTATGCAGTGCTCTTACTGCAATATGAAGAAAGCCTGTTACCCTGACCTTCGTACATTCCTATACTACAAAGGTCCTGTCTATCTTACCCATGTTGCAAAGACACCAGATGTACCGGAGGTATAATGCCAAAACCAAGGAAGATGCCAAAGATCGGGAGGAAGTCTGTACGTAGTCAGTTTGAATTTGACGTATACAAGGACCTCATGAACAAAATCCCCCCAAAGGGGCATACTGTAGGGTATGAAGATACACAACTAGAATACACAA